GATTAAAATCAAATGATTACAAAGAAGAAAACTTCTTAAAGATGTTGATGTGGGTAGAAGAAAAGAAAATACCAACAAGAATAGCTTTTAATGCTATTAAGGCAACAAAGATTGTAGAACAAGACATTGAAAAAATAAGAAGTCTAATAAAAGTCCACGAAAAAGAATTTGGTAAATTGCAATATGCTTTCTTATCTGATTTCAACTTCAAAGGCGAAAGAAGAAATGATAATTGTTATATGCATGGAGTTAAACCATTTGTATTTACTGACGGAAATGTTTATGTTTGTCCATCAGCTGAATTAGCACCAGAAAATCTATATCGAGTGAATGATGAATTTAAACTATGTGATATTGAAGGTATCACAGATTTCTATAACACTCAAGAAGGCGTAGATAATTTTACAAGGCACCATGATTGTTCATATTGTAAGTATGCAATGCAGAATGAATTAATAGATGATGTTTTAATGCCCACAAGACACAATGAATTTGCTTAAAGGATATTATGAGTTATATTGATAAGACACAAAAATATGAAGTTTTTAATAAAGATTACTATGAAGATGGAGTCCGTAAAAGAGTTAGTGCTTATGAACAATATCGTTGGATGCCAGAAAGAAGTATTCGTGAAGCCTCATCTATTATAAACAACATTGAATTTAAAAATGTATTAGATTTTGGTTGTGCTAAAGGATTTATGGTTCATGCCTTGAGATTATTAGGTAAAGAAGCATTTGGTGTCGATGTATCTGAATATGCAATTGAAAAGTGCCACCCAAAAGTTAAAGATTATGTATCTAAAATTGAAGCAGTAGAAGATATCAAAGGTGGTTGGGACTTAATCATTGCTAAAGATGTATTAGAACATATACCAAAAGATGAGATTATATCTGTATTAAAAGCATTAAGAGCTAGATGTAAATCTATATTTGTTGCAGTTCCTTTAGGTGATGGCGAGAGATATCGTATTCGTGAGTATGAAATGGATATAACACATGTAACAAGAGAATCAGAAGAATGGTGGTTAACCACTATCGTAGAAGCTGGTTTTAAGATTAAGTATTTTGACTATGAATATGGTCATCTAAAAGAAAACTGGACAGGAGAACACCCATACGGTAATGCCTTTATTGTAGCTGAATAAATTCACTCCCAGCGGTTATAAATACTAAATACCACATTAACTAACTGCTGTAGAGGCGGAAATGAAATTCAAAGAATTTGTAGATGTTATAGTTGAAGCAAATGAACGGCATGCCGCTATGGCATTTGGCCGTCTCCAACCACCTACAACAGGTCACGCCAAGTTAGTCGATAAAGTTAAGAGTGTAGCTGCAAGATACAAAGCAAGTCATCATGTAGTTCTATCACATACTAACGATGCAAAATCCAACCCTCTATCAGCTGCACAAAAAGTAAAACACGCTAAGAGATTCTTCCCTAGAACAAATATAACAACCTCATCAAGTTCACACCCTACATTTTTGCACCAGGCGAGAAAATTACATCAAGCTGGCAACACACATTTGCATATGATTGCAGGTGGCGATAGAATACCAGAATTCAAAAAATTATTAAACAAATATAATGGCACACACAAAGGTGCAATGTTTAATTTCAAACAAATAAAACTACACAATGCCGGTGCAAGAGACCCTGATGCAAAAGGTACTGCAGGAATGTCTGCAAGTAAACTTAGAGGTCATGCAACTGCAGGTAACTACAATAAATTTAGACAAGGCGTTCCTAAGCATGTATCAGACCAACATGCAAGAGAACTATACAAAGATTTAAGGAGTGGTATGAGAATACGAGAAGATATAAACTCCAAGTTCGAACAAATATTAGTAGAAGGTGTACATGATAAAGGAATATTTAAAGCAGTATTTCTTGCAGGTGGACCTGGTTCTGGTAAAGACTATGTATTATCAAACACATTAGACGGACTAGGACTAACAGAAATAAACTCAGATAAAGCATTTGAGTATCTATTAGATAAAAATAACATGTCTAAAATCATGGCAGCTTCTGAAAAAGGCAAAAGAGATGTAGTAAGAAACAAAGCCAAATCAATTACAGAACTAAAACAGAAACTTGCTCTAATGGGACGAAATGGTCTTATTGTCAATGGCACAGGTGAAGATGTTGAGAAGATATCTCGCATTAAAGAAGCTCTTGAGAAGTTAGGTTATACATCTGCTATGGTTATGGTGAATACTGAAGATAGTATATCAGCAGAAAGAAATGTTGAAAGAGGCCAAAAAGGCGGTCGTACAGTGCCGGAAGAAATTAGAAAAGCAAAATGGGACCATGTTCAAAGGTCTAGACCTAAATTAGCAGAAATGTTTGGTCAGAACTATGTTGAATTTGATAACTCATTAGATTTAAGAAAATCAAGTCCTGATGATGTAAAGCGTAAGAAAGATGAAATGAATGAAATATTTAAATTTGCAACTAATTTCATTGAACAGAAACCAGATAGTGAGATAGCTCAATCATGGATTGCTGGTGAATTAGAAGGCAAAGACTCATCACATACACTAACAAAAGTGCCTGATTCTGGAAAACACCCTCATCCAGATTCAAAAGCAAAAGAAGAAGCTGGAAGATTAGGCCTAGACTATTATGGCTTTGGTAGATATGGTACAGACAATAAAGTATCTCATCGTGTAGTTCATGATACATTAGTTCCTGTAACAGTAGATGGTAAAGAACCCAAAGTACAAGAAGATATAAATATAGATACATCTTTTGAAGAGATGTTAGAAGAAGGCTATGGCTATGCCGATTATGGTCGTCCTGCTGTTGTGCCTGGATTCCCCGAAGGTGGTATGTCATTAGGTCATACAGCCGCACCTGAATCTTGGGGCAAGGATGCTAATATGTCTTTTAATTCTAACTTTGGATTTAAAAAGAAAATACCACAAAGTAAATATAAAGCAAAGAAAGAAGCATTTCCAGATGATGTAGCAAATGATGTTAAGCAACATAGTGATGTCAGAATAATAAAGCCAAAAAAACCATATACAGTATCGGCTGATGGAAATAAGGTTGACCCAGTATCTCAAGAAGGTACAGCTGATGGAATAGAATCAATATCTGCTAATAATAACCAAAAATTACATAATCAAGGTATTAGATTAGCAACATGGAAGGCAAGAAATGCACTTGGTAACTTTAAAGGAATTACAAATATGGGTGGAGGTGGAATAGGTTGAAATCACTAACCACATTCATTAAAGAAGATTGGCAGAAAATAAATAAAGCTGATAAAACAGATGGCCTAAGTAGAGCTGCAGTTAAAGCATATCGCAGTGAAAACCCAGGTTCAAAGTTAAAGACAGCTGTGACAGAGAAGAAACCCAAACCTGGAGGTAAACGAGCTAAAAGGCGATTATCTTTTTGTAGACGAATGAAAGGCATGAAAAAGAAATTGACGAATCCAAAGAATGCTAGAAATCCGGACTCACCAATTAATAAAGCATTACGAAGATGGAATTGTTAATAACTTACAAAGATTCAAAATAGGAGAAATAAATTGTTTAATAACGAAACAGATAGATTAAAAGGTGTTGCTGACACAGTTCTTGAGGTTATAAAAAAATCACAAGAGAAAACAGTAGACGAAGCTGTAACTCGCTCAGTTAAAGATGGCGTTACTACTATATCATACACTGGTGCCGATGCTAAGAATCGTCCTACTCCTTCTACTGGAATGGATAGAGCTAAGTCTCTTGCTCAAATGGGCATGAAGAAAGCCGAAGCTGATAAAAAGAAAGCAAATGAAAACATGATGCTTGCTCCTAAAGGTAAAGGTTCTAAAGTAGCTAAGAAGATGTATGAAGATGAAAAACTAAATGAATATACTCCTGGTTCAGGCGGTGTTACTCGTGTTACAGGTAAATCATATGGCGCTTCTACTAAAGAAAAAGATAATCTAGACATCGATGGTCCTTCTAGTAAAGACTTAAAGAAAATTGATAGAAACAAAAAACTAGATGTAAAACCAAAATCAAATGTTGCAAAAATAAACAAAATGAGAGGCGTGATGGTTGATTCTAAAAAACCATTTACTGAAATGTGTGAAGATTATGCACAAAACGGACTGCCTTCTTTACAGAAAAAATACAATGATTTATCAGTAACTCCTGGTCAAGTCGCTGAACCAGCTTTCTATGCTGATAAGCAAACAGATGGCGTAGACCATCAAACAGACAACACTAGAAGTGCTACTCAAGTAAATCAAGACCGATATGAAGCTGAAATGAAAAAGAATCAGAAATTCATGTCACAAAGAAAAGATGGTGAAGAAGAAGCAGCATCTGGTACAGTACCTTCAAACATCAGAGTTACAGTGAGAAATGAATCTGCACCAATGTCAACTGTTACTAATGATGATATACATCAAGAACTCGATGAAATGTATCCAAGAAGTTTCAATGGTGGTGTTAGAGTATTAAAAAATTCAAAAGAATTAACTCCTGCACAACAAAAGATTGATGTTCATGATGATGATAAAATTGATGGTAAAGACTTTAAAAAACTTCGTGCTATGAAGAAAGAAAATGCAGAACAAGGTTATAATAATAACAAAACAGCTGACGATGATTACAGAGCAAACATGAAACATCATGTAATGAAAGACACTGTTGCAATGAAGAAAAAAGGCATGAGTGGTTTAGAACCAGTTACCGAAAAAGATGCTTATTTTGATAATGTAGTATTAGATGAAAAGAAAATGACTCCTGACGAAGATGAACATAAAGAGTATATTGTTAAGGGCATGAAAAAGAATCTTAAATCATTTAAAGACACATATGGTAAAGATGCAAAAAATGTAATGTATGCTACTGCTACTAAACTTGCTCAGAAAGATGATTATAAAGATAAGAAAGAATTAGATAAAGATATGGCAAGACAAAAAGATGAATCTTATGGAATGATAAAGGCTTCTAAGAAACAAAAGAATGAAGCAGAAGCTGTTGATGGATATGATAAGTGTTGGGACGGTTACAGAAAAGATGGTACAAAACCTGGAACTGGCAAAAACACAGGCAAGCGTGTAAATAATTGTGTGAAAGAAGATGCAACACATTACACAAAAGATGGAAAAGAATGGAAAGGACCAAAGCATAAAATGAAAGACGGAACTATGCATACAGGAGCAACACATACAGATGCATCTAAAGAATTAGTAGATGAGTCTTATGGGAAAGTAAATGCTTCTTATGGAATGATGAATGCTTCAGAAAAAAAACGAAAGACTGACAAATATGGTACTCCTATTTTAACACCAGCTCAGAAAAAAGAAAGTGATGCAAGAAGAGCTAGAGCTAAAGCACAGTACATGAGTGATAATCAACGATAATTCAATATAGGGAAGTAAAAATGGCAATAACACTGAAAGAACAGAAGAGGAGGGCACTAAAAGCTTCTTATCAAATGGAAGAAAAGAACCCTAAAGACCATGTTACGAGACATAAAGATGGAACATATTGTGTCTACAACCACAGTGGTAGTATTGCCAAAGAATTTGACAATAAAAAAGAAGCTGAAGATTATGCAGTTGCTAATCATGACAAAATCATGAAAGAAGATTCACTTCCTTTTAAAGGTGCTAAAGAAGTTAAAACTGCAGGACTAAGAGCAGACCCAAACAAAAAAGCATATATTGGTCCAATGAAAAAAACAAAAGAAAGAGAAAGTACTGCTGGAGGCCGTAAACGAAACACTAATAAATCTTATGTAGATTCTTTTACTGAAACTAATGTAGATAGAGGTGGTGATTACAAAGGCGGCAGTAGAATAGAAGCTACAGAAGCTTATAGAGCTGACATGATTATCGCTATATCAGAAATGACAGAATTAGAACTTATAGAATTAAATGAGTTAGCACCAAAAACAATGGGTTCTTATATTAAGAAAGCACATAAAGATGCTAGTGACCATTCTTATGATGATGGTGATAAAGAAGGTAATTTTGACGATACAGACAAACAACTTAAAGATAGACAAAGAAAAATTGCCAATCG